AAGTTTGCCACTATAGATATTGCTACTGTTTGCATGTTACCATATAACCAAGTTCTATCAGATTTAAGATCATATAAGCCCGAATGGGCGGTTTATGACTGGTGTTGGAGTAAAGACGGAGAACTTTGGCTTAGTCCATTTGGGGTTGAAGCCGCAGACTTTATTCAGGCAGCTAAAGACTTCGCGTTTGAAGAACGTAAACCAGGGGTTACTGAATCATGGCTCAGAGCAGGCGCAGAGTCTCACTTGCCCCGTAAGCTTCAGACAAATATTTTTAATTATAAAAAGAAAGCTCGAAGAAAACTAGAGGCAGTCCATGCCACGGCATAATAAGATAACACGAAAGGAAGTGAAGGGCCTTGAGCTGAACATATCGTTTCAGCCAAAGCAATTCAAACTCCTTCAAGCGATTAGAAGTGGATTATGCCGATATCCTTTTTATGGCGGGGCAAAAGGCGGTGGGAAGTCATACGCGAGCCGATTGATCCTATTGGTGATGTTGCTGGAGACCCCAGGGACTACTGGCCTGTTGATTCGTCGGACGTTCAAGCAGTTGGCGGGAAACCACATTCGCCCATTGTTTATGCAGTTCCCAGACTTGGAAAAGAGATACAATAAGTCTGAAGGTATACTTTACCTCGATAATGGTAGTCAACTTTTGTTTGGTCACTGCGAACATGAAGATGATGTTTATCAGTACCAGGGACAGGAGTTTGACTATATAGGGGTTGAGGAGGTTACGCAGTTCACTGAATTTCAGTGGCAGATGCTAAGTCAGTCGAACAGGACATCGAAACGGGGTCTTAAGCCTGTAATGTGGGCTACTGGGAACCCCGGCGGAATCGGACACCTTTGGGTAAAACGGCTATGGGTTGACCGTGACTTTATCCAGGACGTGGAAGATCCTGAGGACTATGTCTTCATCCCCGCCAAAGTTTTTGATAATCCTGCGTTGCTCTCGGCTGATCCTCAGTATCTTCGCGTACTTAAGTCAATGCGGGACCCAGCCTTGCGGAGAGCCTACCTCAACGGTGATTGGGATATTTATCCCGGACAGTTCTTCAATAAGTGGGAACGAGAACAGATAGCAGTACCTAGTTTTGACATTCCAGATGATTGGCCTTTGTATGGAGGACTCGATTATGGAGAAAGTAGTCCATCCTCCTTCGGTTTGTATACAACAGACTACGATGGCAACGTTTTCCGAATTATGGAATATTACCAGGCCGACCGTGCAGCTTCTCAGCACGCAGAAGCAATCGACGAACTTATCGATAATTGCCCGTTCACGGGAGGACGCAGACCAAATATCATATATGCTGACCCGTCCATGTGGGTTAGAAGACGAATGCACGAGCAACACTCTAAATCCGCAACTGACTATTTTATTGCAGCAGGCTTACCCCTTGCCCGTGCAAATAACGATCGAATTAATGGGTGGCGAGTGTGTAATGACGCACTTGTCCACAAACGATTTTTCGCATTTGACGGATGGAATGACGCATTTTTTCGCACAATTCCCGGTTTACCCCGAGATGCTAAAAACCCAGAAGATATCGTAACCGTTGGGGTAGACGATCACTGTGCGGATGAGTGGCGATATGCTATGGTTCACAATTATCGACCTGGATATTCTGAGCCATTACCAAAATACGAAGGTACCATGCAGGAACTAATCGACTCGGTTCAAACCAGACCTGGTTCCTACGGTCGCTACGCGAATTAAGATAATATGGAACTTAACGGACAACAGGGGATTGCAGGAGCAAACGGTGCAGATTTAGCGGCACTCCTTGATCCTGAGCCTGAAAAGGCTGAAAAGCTAGCTATGCCGCGTAAAGAGCGGGATATGTGGCTTGATGAGATTGAAATTACAAAGAAGTACATGGAAAAGCGCCATGAATTGTGGAAAGAGCTTTTTAGTGAGTATAATCTGAAGTTTGATATTCCGGGATTGAACGAAGAGCAGGTAGTTAAACTTTCTCGAATGTATCCGCTGGTTCGTCAGATTATTGCTTCAGTCTCATTTCACTATCCACATATTTTTATTGGCGCGCAACCGCTAGCAGAGAGTTCTCAGAAAGATCTCTCAATTGCATCAGACATCATGGAACGTACGGCCAATATGGCCATTCAATTGATGGATGTAAAGACTGAGCTTCACCAAGCATTGTTTGATAGTTTGTTCTGCGGTGTCGGTTGGCTGAAAATGGGCTTTAACCCAAAAGGGGATGAAGCTATTCCGCCATATGTAGCAAATGACGCACTTATGGAAGATTTTCCGTATGTAATGCGTGTCAATCCGTTTAATTTGTATGTTGACCCGAAGTGTCCGCCACACAAACTTGCTTACGCGAATTACGTAATTGAGCGCATGTGGGTTCCGCTTGAGTTTCTAAAAGAAGATTCGCGATACGACCAAAAGGTTGTAGCGAAAATCCAGTCTGGCACCGAAGCTACAGAAGATGATACTCTTCTGGACATTGGAGTTAATTCTGGACAGGACGAGGTTGAAGCAATTAAAAACTCTCGTGCTGGAGGAGATATGGTTCTGCTCTATGAAATTCATGACAGGATTCACAGAAAAATTATTACGTTTGCAGACGGCGTGGATGAACCTTTGGAGAACGCCGACCATCCATTTAGGAAAGCGTCACCGGTCAAAATTCAAGACCCTCAATCGGGCGAAGAAATCACAACAGGATTCGTTCCGGCCCAAGGTTCATTGATGCAGGGAGGGTTTCCTTACCTCGATATTAAGTTCGATACAGACGGTAGTTCTTTTTATCCAACTCCCCCTATGGGATTTATTCAAGACCTACAGAAGGTTGTTGTCGAAAGTGTTTCTAGGCGTCTCGATCAACTCCATCGGTTCAAGAGACTTGTTTGGATTAGACAGACCGAACTTGAGCAGAATAAAACGCTCAGACAAGAGCTCAGGAATGCCGATGATGGAGATGTTATTGGAATCCAGGACATCAACTCAGTCCGAGAAGCTAATTGGGGTGGAGTATCATCTGATCAGCTGGGAATTGAGTCAGATGCGCGAGGTTACGAAGAGCAGTCCCTTCATACGTCAGATCTTGCAGGAAGCTCCAGCAGAAAGACTGCCACCGAATCAGCTCTTCTAGCAGGTCAAACAAGCATTAATCGGGAATGGATGCAGGAACGCGTTGCAAACGTGTATTCTCGAATTGTTCGTAATATATTCAGAATGTTCAGAGATGAACGCTATATTCCTGAAAATCATATAGTTCAGTTATCAGAAGAAATTATGCATGAATCATATATGCGAGTGTTGACTACTGAGGATTTTCAATGGGAGTTCAATATTACGATTGACGCACAGTCAATGCAGCCTCTTATCGAAGAAATTCAACGGGATGATTCAGTTCTGTTATTCGACAGATTAAACGGTAATCCATTAGTTGATCAGACTGAAATTGTTAAAGATCTCATGCGAGCTTTTCGTGTACGGACGCCTGAGAGGAAATTGGCAGGAATGGACGCAGTGGATTCGCGCAGGCTTGCGGAGTTGGAAAATGCAATCTTCCTTCTTCAGGGACAAGACCCAGGAGTCGCTGAAGGGATGGACCATGCGATTCATGCAGAGGTTCACAATCCGGAAAACATTATCCAGATACAAGAATTTTTGCAGTTTGTGTCGCAGATGCAAGAACAGGTTCTTCAAATGGTTGCCGAACATGGAAACGCTCACTTACAGGCAATGTCCGGTGAGGCTGTCGGAAGTCAATCAGGCAGTCAGCCGGCGGTTGATGGAAGACTCCTTCAGGGAGAAAAAGGTATTCATGAACAGGTTCGGTCTGATGCACAGGGAATTGCACAAGCTGCTACAGCTGACGTAGCAACACGCAATAGATAGGAGAAGTATATGCCCTTGTACGATTACAAGTGTGGAAAATGTGACCATGTAACGGAGGATATGTACGCACCTTCTGACCCCGGTCCACTGCCCCAGATCGCGTGTGAAATTTGCCAGAGTATTGCCGAGCGTTATTATGGCAATCATCAATTCATGGCAATTTCAGATACGTCACCGATGTATGGGACATATCATCCAGGATTTGGGGAAGTTGTGGATAGTTATGGGCATAAGCAGCAATTACTAAAGAAGTACAATGTCGAAGAGGCTTCGGATTTGGTAGGAGGTTCTCGATGTCATATGCCAGATGAATACAGTCCAGATGGAAAGCATAATTTTAAGCCACGGGCTGAGCCAGGCAATTGGCTGACAGAACAGGAACTCAACGATATGGGAAGTTCTTGAACTGCATCGAA